TGGAATCTGTCTTGGTTAGTTCTCCATTCTCTGTAAATATCCCATCCGTCAAATCCACCCGCGAAACATACGGTGTATTTTCTTGAGTAGATAAAGTAGTATGGATTTTCTTGTGTTGCTGGGTCAGTTCTAAATTCCGCCACACCACATTCAAACGCTGTTTGACCACTTGTTTCTGAAGTGTTAGCAATTGTAACTACAGTTGCTCCTGAATCCATGTGGAAACCTTTACTTAAGTAATTCCATTTAACTGAGTCAGTTGCCAAAGCCCAATTTGATTGTGGGTTTTGTTTTCCTTTATAAGTTAAGAATGATTCATCAATTCCATATTGTGTTGAGAAACCTAAATAAGTTCTTCTTACAATATCACCAGGAGACTCCACGGTATTTGAACCACCAATAGGTGTTCCAAAAGGTGGGTTAGCAATAACTTCACCTGGATAATCATATTTTGTTTTAAATTTAGGGTATGGTGATGGGTAAATAGCAGCATCTTCATATTCTCTTTGTGTGTAACCGTAGAAACCACAAGGTAAAGAATCAATTGGATATTCATTTGCCATTTCAACCATGATGTATTTTGAAATCAACGCAAACTCACCATTAGATGAACCGATTTTTTTCGCAATAAAGTTATTTGAACCTGGGTCCATAACACAATTTGTAAATTTTTCAATCACAACAGGGTTTGCATCTGTGTCAAAGAAATTTCTAACGAAAACATCAAACGACATATTGTTGTATGATAAGTTTGCAATTGACACTTTAATTTCAGTGTTTGCAGAATCTCCATCAGAAATTGATATAAATTTGAATAAGTTATATACTTTATTACCTCTTAATTCAGAAACTAAATAAGGTGTTTCAGGTGATTGGTATCTTTCTAAATTCCAAGCAATTGATTGACTTGATTGACTTCTTGCATCTGGTAATGCAATTAAGTCACAATTCAATCCACGAATGTATCCTTGACTATAAGCATAATTTAAACTTCCTTGATAAATTTCTTCAACATAAATTGGAACTTCAAATCTTGATTTACCAAAATTATCAACACCCAACACTTTTGTAATGTATTTTGCTGAAGATGCTAATAATGAAGTTTCTAATGAGAATGTATTATTATCTTTAGTTACACCTGATAACAAGAATGTTCCATATGGTGAATCAGTTATACCTGAATATTGTCCTGTACAAATTAATTGTAAATTATTAGGAACCCAAGCGTTGTCGTTTTCGTAATCAATACCGACTTCGTAAACAGGTCCGTGGTCAATACTATCCGTAGAATTAACGTATTGAGTAATACCTCTTGAACGAAGAGTACCAACAACCATGTTATTGAATTCTGTGTATGCAGTACCTGTAAATGTATATGTTTCACCTGTAACTGTACCAGTAAAACTACCACTACCACCTGAAATTAAATTACTAACAACATAGTAGAATGAATAACCTGTATAGTTATTTCCTGAAGAAATATCAAAGTTGGCATAAAACCAAGGGTCATTATCAGATGCCGATAAATCGTTAAGTTCAAAATCGTTAATACAATCATAAGAATTTTGAACATTAGAATATGTTGCAACTAATGGGGTATAATCACTATCAGGAATAGCGCCATAAATAACAGATGTTGTTGCTGAAAGAGATGGTGTGTCAATTATGGTATTTAAATAAGAATTAAAGTCATTTTGTATTGTAGATGTTGAACCATCATTTAATCTATATTGAACATTTAAATTTGCCTGAACTTGAGTTGGTAACGCTCCACTTATGAAAGTGACGGTGTTTCCTGATGATGTACCTGTAAATGTTGCGGTAAACGTTGTTCCGCTTGATGGGTCACCGATAGTCGTTGGGTCAACATTGGCAACCAATGATAAACTCCAAGATGGACCCGCATCATAACCTGACAAACCCAATACTCTTGTAACAAACAATTGGTTTGATTGTTGCAAGTATGATTTAGCAATGTATGCTGCCTCATATTTTGGGATTTGAGTGTTATAAAACTTAACGGGTTCGGTTCCGCCAAAGTAGGCTTGGAACTCATCGTAATTTGTTATGAATACTGGTTCAAATGCTGGGCCTTTTATAGTTTCCCCAACAAGACCTAAAGTCGTTACCCCCACACTTTGAGCTACAAACGATAAGTCGGTTTCAGATGTGTAAACGCCTGGTGATACGAATACTTTTTGATTTACTTGTGTTGCCATTATTAAATTATTCTGTTACAGATTTATTTTATAGATAAATATTCGACTTTTATTGAAAAAACTTTACTTTTGGATAAGTATTTATAAACGGTATGAATAAATTCTGCCTTTTTTCTACCCATGAAAATCAAGAAAGAAATAAAGAACATCAAAATATCCCCTGAATCACATGATATCCTAAAAAAGTACTGTGATAAGCGTGGAATCAAGATTTATAAATTTTTGGAGAATTTAATCTTTGAAAAGTGTAAAGAGAAGAAAGATATCTACGGAGAAGATTAAACTAATTTGTTTTCGTACAATATATTGGATTCTTGAGTGTTGTCATCTTTTGTAACTTCAATCCTTAAAATATCGTTTGTTGTGATTTCAATCCTTTGTAAATCGCTACCATAATAATCATCGTTAATATATACATCAAACGTATCAACATTGCTTGTGGATACCAAATTCATATTAGCCGTAAAATCAATTCTATCTGTTAAAACGGTATTACCTGAAACAAATAAAAATGGCATTTGAAACTCGTCAGGGTTTTTTGGAAACTTATCTATTCTTCGTTTTCTTGATGAAGTATCCATTTCAATTAACTGTGTGACTCTTTGAATTGCGGGTTTTACTTCAAATTCTTCTTCATCAATCAAATAACCCAACATAGTAAAATCATAACTTTGAACATAATACTTTCTTGATTCCATATTCATCTGTGACTCATCCGATACATTGTTCATAATAATTGGGACATACTGACCTTTAATAAATGTATACGCTTGTCTTGATGAAAAAGTTTGCATTACAATTTTATTCAATTGATTCAACTCTCTCATTCTATTACAAATGATTTTAACTTGATAATTGATATCAACAGGTACAGGTTGTGGAATTGTGTAGATATCCATACCTTGTTCGTTTCCATTCCAAGTTGGGACAGACGCATAATAAAATTGTTTTCTGTTTGGAATTGTATATTGAAGTGATGGGTTTGTACCATACTTAACTTCAGGTGTTCTAACTACCGTAATAAATGGTGGGGATGGATTGTAATCCATATCCACAAATTGCCATGTTTCTAAATATTGTGTCCAGTTTTGAGTTGTAATGATGACATCTAATAAAGGAACAATTTTACCTGCAGTTACAACCTCAAGTTCGGTTTTAACAAAATCAAGCATTCCCCTATCCAAATCGGCATGTAATACTGACTTAGGTAAATAAGTTCCATCATCTTTAATATATTCTAAAAGTTGTTCTCTTCTTTCAGATAAAACTTTTTTTGGTACCAAAGGTAATGTTGGTTTGACTATGGTTCTTGGTAATGGCATTTATTCTTTTACTACAAATAGTTTATTTTGTGAATTAATCATATCAACTTCTTCGGCTCTATAAACAGGTTCCTCACTTTGTTTATAAACAAATGAATCGTGTCTATAAGGATTGTATGTCACAATCATGTCAGACAGTGGATTTGGAATGTCATCACAAGGATATTCACAATAATCCAATAATCTTCCAATCACAAATGCGTGAACGTTTTTTGATTTTTCAGAACGAACTCGTTCTTTACCACCTTTTCTAACTCTGAATTCAACATCACCTAACTTAACATAGTCGGCATGCATAATAACTTTGCTGTCGTATGTTACAGAAAATGTCTGTTTGTGTAAGTTGTAATATACCATTACTTTCTTACCCAAGAATAAATTGTCAAATTGTGATTCTGTAATAACTACTTTCATTATAATCCTCTAAATTCGTTTTCACTTACCCATGTGGCGGTAATTGTTCTATAGAACGGTTTGTACCCACCATAAGTGTGTTTATTATCAGACCTAACATATCCGTCATCACTAACAGAATAATATCTAACTCGGTCTTCAGTTTCATAATATCCAATGTAATCACCCATGAATATTTCAACATTCAAATCTTCAAGTTGTTTTTGATAAATTGAAAATTTCATGTTTCCTGGTTCTTGGATTTCAACTTTGGAATTACCATAGAATTTATTGGTTGGAGCCATAACTTGAACCAATCCTTTTAATTCAACAGGTGCCATAAATTGAATACCGTCTTCCAAGACTTCACCATAAACGTCATCCTTCTTTGTTTTATATCTGTCAATACGATATAATACAATGGTAAAGTTCATATCACCCTCCAACCATTCTTGACCCATACCAATATCAAGGTCAAAATCTTCACCACCAAAGAATTTACCTAATCTCGTTATCGGAACTAATTTCTCCATATATTGATAAATACCTAAACTTTTACTATATTTAAGTAAATTTAACAATATTAAATGAGTGATGTTAGTTTAGAATCAAAGGCAATGTCCATTCTTGAGTCATATGAGGGTGGTAATAACTATATCTTGGAATTAAAACGCAAATCACAAGTCAATAGAAAGTTTTATCCGACAAGGAGTCAATCGGAATACATTATCAATTTTCACAACAAACAACCAAAGGTTGCAAAGAAATGGGTAATCCTTGACGCTTACTTCGCTCAAAAATTAGCGGATGACAAATTGTATACCGAAATCCCACAAAAAGTTTGGGTTGAGAAGTTATTGGCCGATAAAGAAAAGGCGTACCACATTTGGGGTAAAGTATTGGATAAAGAGGAATTTCACGATTTTTGGTTACCAAAGGCGGCAATCATCAAAGACAATTCGGTTAAAGATGTTGTAATTGATTATTCAAAGTATTCTCATCGTCCACCACTTGAACACCAAAAAGAAGCGGTTCAAAAATTAGTTGAGAACAAAAAGTTTATTCTTGCCGATGATATGGGTCTTGGTAAAACAACTTCAACAATCATTGCAGCATTAGAATCAGGTTCAAAGAAAGTATTAATTATTTGTCCCGCAACATTAAAGATAAATTGGAAACGTGAAATTGAAAATTATTCAGACAAATCAATCTACATCGCTGAAAGTAAAAACTTCAGCACCGAAGCTGATTTTGTAATTATAAACTACGACATAATAAAAAATTTCCATGACCCTAAAAAGAAAAATGACTCTCAAGTTCTTGCTGCCAAGTTTGATTTGGTTATTATCGATGAAGCACACTATATCAAAAATGCTACGGCTCAAAGGACGAAACTAATTAACGATATTATTAAAAACACCGAACGGATTTGGTTGTTAACGGGTACACCAATGACATCAAGACCAATCGATTATTTTAACTTATTAAGTATAATTGATTCTCCTGTGGCGAAAAATTGGATGGCATATGCAATCCGTTATTGTTCAGGATACCAATTTAATGTTGGTGGAAGAAAAGTTTGGAACGTAACAGGGGCATCTAACCTTGAAGAATTAAGAGACCGAACATTAGGATTAACACTAAGACGATTGAAAGAAAACGTACTTGATTTACCCGATAAAATTATTACTCCCGTATATTTAAGATTGAAATCAAAGTCATATGAAAATGTCATGGGCGAATATTACGATTGGTACGACAAGAACCCTGATGAGTCCAAATCACTCACCGTACAATTTTCAAAATTAACAAAAGTTAGACAAATCATTGCAGATGAAAAAATTGCACAAACTATTGAACTCGCTGAAAACATTCTTGAACAAGACAAGAAAGTTATTATTTTCTGTAATTTCACTGATTCCTTAAATAAAATTACAGAACACTTTGGTAAAACCGCAGTAAAACTTGATGGTTCTATGTCAAAACCTGAAAGACAAAACTCGGTCGACCAATTCCAAGATAACCCCAAAGTTAAAGTATTTGTGGGTAACATTAAAGCGGCAGGTGTTGGTATTACATTGACATCTGCAGAAGCGGTTATTATGAATGACTTATCATTCCTTCCATCAGACCACGCCCAAGCTGAAGACCGAGCTTATCGTTACGGTCAAAAAAATAATGTTTTGGTTTATTATCCAATATTCGAAAATACAATCGAAGGTGTCATCTACGATATCCTAAACAACAAAAAACAAGTCATTGCCACCGTAATGGGCGACAACCAACATCCGGCCGATGCTGCAGAAGAAATCTTACAAAGAATTAACGAACTGCGATATTAACGAACTACGGATTATTTATATATAACGGATAATCCAAAATTATGAAAAGAACAAAAGAGAAAATCCAACAACTAGAGTTACAGATACTTGAAAATCACGTAACCATAGAAAAAGAGTTGTTGATTACAGAAATGAAAAAAATCGGAATAGAGAAACTACCATATTCCTACTCAGCCCTCAAACAGTTTATTGACCCCGAAACCATGAGTTTCCATTACAATAAACATTACAAAGGGTATGTTGATAAACTAAACGACGCATTATCAAAGAAAAAATACGGAGATTTAGAATTAGAAAAAATAATCAAGACAATCAGTCGTTTTGATAAAACAATTCGAAACAACGCAGGTGGAGCATTTAACCACGCTTTGTTTTGGAATATGTTAAGTCCCGAACCAAAAAAACTAACAGGCGAACTTTATAAAAAAATTACCAAAGAGTGGGGAACATTCACAAACTTTAAAAAAGAGTTTGATAAAATTGGTAAAGAAAGATTTGGTTCAGGTTGGGTATGGTTAGTTCTAACCTCCAATAACAGATTAAAAATTATGTCGACTCCAAACCAAGACAATCCATTAATGAATGTTATTGAAGGTGGTGGTTTTCCATTGTTGGGATTGGATTTATGGGAACATGCTTATTATTTGAAATATAGAAACAAAAGAGATGAATACATCACAAACTTTTGGAAAGTGGTCAATTGGGATTTTGTAACCAAAATGTATGAAATGAAAGTTGAAACCAAATTAACTGAATCTACCAAAATGAAACAAGTTTTAAGTGAAGGTAAATCTGAAATGTGTTCAAAATCTGACAATGAATTTTATAGAATGTTATTTAACGTAAACCAAGACATTAAATGGACTTACATGAATGGTATTAATAGAATTCTTAAAGAAGTTTTTAATGAAAATTATATTGATACACCAAATAATAATCAATTACCTGGCGTTTATGATATTGAAGGTCCTGGTAGGTCGGTAATAAATAAATTAAATACGAATTACACTGCGTTTTGTATCTTATTAAGGGATTTAAATTACGTTATTACAAAAATACCAAATAAAAAACCAATATCGTTTATAGATAAAACTCCAGCACAACAAAAGAAAGAAGTTGAAAGATTCGTAAGTGCTTTGGACCATTTTAAATATAGAATCTTTGATAGAGAAAGTTCAACATTTATTAATTTATTAATAACGTTAACCGAAAAAAACAAAGCTGGTGATAAACGAGAACAAATCACAGCATCAATTCTTAGAAGATTTTTTGGTAAAAGTGCAAAGGTTGAAATGGTTGGTGAGTTAGGAAACAAAAAAGATGCAATCCAAGGAGTAGATTTGGAAATATTTAAAGATGATACATTATACACCGCCCAAGTTAAACCATATAGAGAAATGAAACAAACCGAAGATGGAATTGAATTGGAGGGTACTGCAAGTGTTAAATTGTATAAAACAGATTGGATGGTATTTCAAAGAGGAAAGAATGTTTTAGTGTTTGATAAAAAACCAAAAATTATTAAAGGTAACTTTGTTTTTCCTCCTGATTCACTTTTATATAGTATATAATAAACTAAAAGATATTTATTAGATATGGCAGTTATACCAGAACCAGAAAGGTCGAAAATTTATACAAGAATTAAACATCTATTGGGTGCACCATTAAGAAGTGTTGAAGTCACTGATGAAATGATGGACTCATTGATGGAATTATCAATTCAAGATTATGAACAATATATTTTGAATTGGTTAATTGATAGTCAGTGGGTTAACTTGGTTAATCTTAACATGAGTGAAAAATCCGTTGCCCAAGCTTTAATCACAAGAACAATGGATTTTGAACAACAATTTTCATACTCATATTCAAAAATTGTGGGTCTTCAGGCTGAAGGTCCTTGGGTATTAAAAAAGGATTATATTATTCTTGAAGAAAACAAACAAAACTACGAAATCCCTGCAGGTCGTGAAATCAACGAAGTATTATGGTTTAGCAATCAACCTATTACCGCATTTGGTATGGGTGGTATTGGTGGATTTGGTGGTGTTGGTTTAGGCGCAAATGAAGCAGGTTTTGCTCAAATGGGATACCAAGGTTCTTACTTTATGATGTCAGGATTTGACTATCTAATAAGAATGCAAGAGGCAAACATATTAAATAGAATTCTTGGTGGTTCTTTAACTTATAGAATTACTGCATTACCTGATGGTAAAAAAGACTTACAACTATACAACGCTCCTGGTAATCAATTTAATTGGGGTAACTATAGTCAATATGTTGGTAGAGCTGTTTGGTATTGGTATTACGATGTAACACCTGATAGTAGAGCTGATTGTTTAAAAAATAATCCTGATGTGATTAAAATGCCAAATGAAGTTCCTTTAGAGGAAATGACTTGGACTGACCTAAATGTTCCCGCACAACAATGGGTAAGAAGATGGTTCACCGCATATGTTAAAGAAACATTGGGTAGAGTTAGAGGAAAATATAGTGGAAACTTAAAAGCTCCTGACTCAGAATTAACAATGGACTACACAAGTTTATTAACCGAAGGCAAAGACGAAAAGACAAAGTTGATTGAAGAATTAACTGGTGCCGAAGGTTGGTTAACAAGATTACGTCCTGAAAAAGTAATGGAAAAAGAAGCATTACTCGCTGAAAATCTAAATAAACAAATGAAATTCAGAGCAATGCCTCGTCAAATATATGTAATTTAAATTATGGCAATTATTAAAACAATACCGTCAACACGACTTATTAATGGTGAAATTCTTGAAACATCAGAAATTTCAATAGTATCTGAAAACCAATACAGAACAAATGGTGAAGAATGTGTAATCATTAGAAACGTACAAGAATCAACAGTTATCTTAGATTCAAAAACAACCGACCACGTAGTAATAAAATCAATGACTCGTCTAACAATTAAACCTGATGTTGGTAAAATTGATGAGGATTATGATGAAATTATTGCTGACCGATACGCTTGTATTGAATTTAGATTTTGTGTTGGAAACTGGTATATCTTATCATCAGACGGTCTCAAGAATTCCTAATTTTTCTTTCCAATCTTCTTCTGCAAAATCGTACATATAGTCAGGTTTTAAACCTCGTCTTTCCCAATAGTTTAATTCTTGTTCAGTTATATCAAGTACATCTTCTTGCAATCTATCTTGGTCACCATTACCTAATGGGTGTCCATTAATTAATTCACATTGTGATTTTGTAAAAATACCTCTGTTTTCAGGGTCATTAACAATTAAGTTATTTCTAACCTCATCTTGAAATACAACCATTAATGGTTCCATTCTTTTGTTAAACGTTGTAATTGCTCTCGGCACATTATATTCACCTGTTAGATTAGGGTCATTTTCCAAAATATCTTTGTGTAACATATAACAATTAATTTGAACACCATCACCTTTTTTCTGAACGTCACCATGAGATGACTTTAATCCGTTATTCACATACATAATAACATCCCCAAGATTTACCGCAAGATTTTCTTGTATTGCAAGTTCCATGTGAGCCATACGACTCATACTATTTCCTGACTTTGTCTTGGTTGTCAATCTTTTCTTATAGTCATCAAGAGATAATTTAACTTTTGCTCTTTGAGCAATTTTACTTAATGGTATTTTTTTATCAAATATCTTTTGTAGGTATTCATAATAATATTCAACAAACGCCTGACCATTACCTTCCAATAACATCTTAATACCTTTGTCCAAGAACTCCTCAATATACAATGGAAGTTTCTTTGACTTGATACTATTACCCGTCAATTTGATTTTACCCTTGGCATCCATAACCGCATAGTTCTTACGAGCCAAGTTAATACATGAAGGCCAAACCCCGTCCGTATCAAGTGCCATCTCACCTCTCATAAAGATATCGTTATACTCGGCAACGTCAGCTTCAGGACCATAATATTCTTTACCCAACTTAACTTTCCAATTCAACCCACGACCAACATAAACTCTGTCTTTTGCATCGTCAGGAGTCGAGAAGTTCACACCGTCCGTATCCATTACCAAAGGAACATAACCCTTTGTCATAAAGAACTTAATCATTTGACGAAGGTATTGTCTACCTGTACAAGTAATCTGTTCCCCCATATACATGTCACCCCAAGCAAATACTTGTGGAGCGGACAACGCACCGAACATCGAGTTAATGAAAATCTTAATTGGTAATTGTTTGTTACCGTATGATTCTGATTTCTTACGGTCAGTCTCGTAGTATTGTTCTGCAAGTTGTTTGTATTTGATACGAGTATCACGAAAGTATTTTAACATTCCTTTCATCGCGCCTGTAACATCACACTTAGGGAATACATCATGTACCAACTGAATAGATGGATACAGAGACGAGAAGTCAAGCTTAAGTACGTTCTTACTATAACCTACCTTAAGTAGTCGTGAGAGACCTCCTACGAAGTCTGTCTTACCCTGTTTGGCGGGGATTGCAAGTCCGTGCTTGTAAGACCAAGCTAACATTAACATTTTCCATAGAGTTGCGGTACCCATGGTTGATACCCTTTCATATGTTGTTGGAATCATCGCGGCCAACAAGAATGAACCTTGGTTGAATTCTTGGTCAACCTTTAAGGTTTCATCTAAGTCATCGTCAAGATACATCTCAACAATCTTATCACCTGTAATCTTTTTGTAGACGTTAGGAAACTTTATATCTAAATTATCGTAAGCGGGATTGTTTGCTTTCTTGTAATTACCATTCTGTGTATTTAACCAATACTCCTCTTTGTTAAGGAATAACTTACCAATATTGTCGTGTTCAATATACACACGACTTGGTGATTCTGCGTTGATATATTTTGTGATGTATTTCAAACCTGCCGCCTTGATACTCGAATTGATTGCTTGAGCTCTACGAACTGCGTGGATAATATCAATAACATTATATCCCCAAATTGAAGTTTGAGTGTATGTTTCTACCTCGTTGGCAAGTTTCAACATCCCGTCTTTTCTTGTGAACGAATGTTGGGGGTGTAATGACTTACAAATCTTTTTTGGGTCAAGTCCCAAGATTCTACAACGTTCAAAAATCCAATGCCAGTCAAAGTTTGCGGAATTGTATCCACCGATAATACTTGGTTTTAATTCGTTGATTACGTTGAAGAATTCTATGATGGCATTTCGTTCTTCAGATTCATCAATACATTCGATAACTCTGTGATATCCTTTATTTGTTTTAATTCCAATCATGAATATACGACCGTCTTGTGGTTCAAGAGAAGTCGTCTCTAAGTCATATACAAGTCGGGTGACTTCATCGTAATTCTCGAAGCCTTTAAATAGTCGTTTTTCTTTTGATATGAGATATTGTTCTACGGGCGGAAGGATAATAAGTTTATCCTTTGTCTTTTCACCCCATGGGTCACATCCACCTTCCCTAAAGAATTGGATGAGTTCACGATAACCTTTAAGAGATTTAACCATAAAGGTCATACCCTTTTCTAATCGTTCATCACCATGAGTTTCCAATTTATCAATCGTAATACCATGTTTGGTCATGGCATCTTTTTGAGCGGATTTGGAACCACCATAAAAGTTGATATTACGTAAATCACCTACCCAAGCGAATGGAGTAAATGTATCCTTACGGATTTCTTTTCCTTTACCAGGAATTTCTTTAATTTTGTAAATGGAGTTGGATGCGTAGTCAAATTCTATTGCTACAATAAATTCTTCAGGGTCGTTGCCGTGTAAGAAAGATTCAATTTCTTCGTTAGATATCATAATATTATTTCGTTGGTTTATTAGCTTTCACACCATCGTGAAATTTACCTTCGTAAATAAATATAAATGAAAAATCTATTTAATCAAATTAACAACAAGCAGTTTCCGAAATAAAACTTGGTTGGACGTTAATATACAATTCCTCTCTGATTGGAAGAATTAGATTACCTTCATCGTTCTTAATCAAGAACTGACCAACATATCTACCAGGTGTGTTGGTATCTCTACCCGTAAACTTGTAATAGATATAATATTCAGGTGTCGCACCTAATGGTAAGATAAGTGAAACGATTTCACAAGGAGCAGACACAATTTTAGGAATTTCAGTTTCAACATCAATCATTGTAAAGAAAATAGTAGAAACTTCTAAGTCCTGCATCAGTTCTAAGTAACCCGCTCTACCATCTTTCACTACTTGCATTTTTAATACAGGTAGATTTGCATTTTGTTTAATAAAGAATTCCATAACAATAAATATATTGTTATGACTCTTTTCTTAAACTTCTTTCGTAATGTTCGAATCTATCGTGTTCTGTTGGTGTCATGAGTAATAAACCAGGATATAACTCACCTTTCTTAACTAACTGATACATATGACTCATCCATGTTTGTTCAAATGGATGTCCCCATGTTGTATCTAAGAACATTTTTTGATTTCCTGTTCTTGTAACGATTTGAGGCCAATTACAATAATAGACTTCACCTGTCACGTAAGGGATACCTTGGAATGAATTAACAGAATTATAAACCGCTCTTGGTGCATTTGGGTCTAATCCTTGAACTGGTAATCTATCTTTACCTGGCCAATACTTTTGTCTGACATCTTGAGGTACATTGTACCAAGCCCATTGAGTCCCATTATCACCAAAGAATTCACTATAATTAAGTTTTAAAAAATCAAAGTTTTCTTTCTTAACAATTTGTAATGTTTTTGAATATAAATTTGAAACATATCTATTAAATCCATTTCTACACACATCACCTTCTTTTGGATAAAAGAACATGTCATCTTCAAAAAACAAATAGAAATCTAAATCTGTTTCATTTTGGAAATGTTCCGCAATCCATTGTCGACCACCACAAATACCTAAATTATCTTTCTTAATGTGTTCAAAGCCATTTTCTTCACACAATTTAGCATAGTCGTTAAATGTTGTCTCATCGCTTGAATTATCTAACAAAAACTTTTTAGTTTTTAATAAATAATCTTTATCGTACGCATTCATAGATTCAATTAAAGTTGCAAATTGTTTTGGACTGTTAAATGTGATAACATATAATCCAACTTTATTAATATCTAATGTGTTTATTTCTTTATGAATATTTTCGGATTTAGGTTTTAACTCATTGTTTTTTAAATCTTCAAAAAACTTACCAACTAAACCATTAGATTCAATTTCAAAATAATTAACCATGTCAGAATGTTTGTAACACATGATACTAAAAATTGATTCTTCAGTACCCATATAACCTTCATCTAATGTTGATTTAAGTAATCCGTAATAAATCCCGTTAATATCTCCAATTGTGTGTTTTGGACCACCAAAAAAACCACCTCTGGCAACTTTATTAACTTTTCCACCTGCAATAGAGTTTAAAGCGTTGTACTCAAATCCATGAATTTCATTTTCCGCATCATACGGAAAACAAATAAATGAAAATTTTGAAATGTATTTTGATAAATTATTAAGGACTTTATCGTGAGTAAAATATCCTTGATGAACAGTATTTGTTAAACCACCATCAATCCAAAACATATATTCAGAATTAAACCTGTCCATAATTTTGGCATCGTGCAATAAAAATACTTTGGACATAACTAATGGATTGTAGTTTTCCAATCTACCTTGTGTCGATTCTTTTAACCAACCAGATAAATTTTGCCAATTTTCATTAGTCCTGATTTTTTGAATTTTATCAAAGAATTCAGATTCTCTAAACCAAGACATTGGTCTAAGAATAAATTGTGTGTTTTCATGACTTCTCCTTTCAAATACAAACTTTTCAAGTTCTTCGTCTCCAAAAATAATCATATTCTCATCACAGTTTAAAAGTTGTTCAAACTTATCTAAATAATGTTGGTAAGGTCTTGACCATCCTTCGGTTAATTCTCCTCTACCAATATCCCATATTCCTGTTACTAAAGTTATATTACTCATATATTCTATTAAATTCTTCTAAAATTCTAAAAAAGCTTTTATTTTTCTCAAACATTTCATCGGTAACACCTGCAGGTGCGTTATCCCTACACCACCAAATATCAAAATGTTTACGTTCAAATAATTCTTTATGGTTATAATACATTAATGTCATTACATTTTCTTCATGAGGTAAACCTTTATCCTCAGTAATAACATTTTTAGTGTAATCCTCAAATAGAGTAACAATTTCGTCCCACTTATCTTTATGACCACCAAACAATCCACCGATAATATGAATACCTCTTTCCCAATTTGTATACCATTTAGGGTCTAAAGTTCCTGACCAATAATTTCGGTCATTTTCTTTTCCAAGTATTAAAAATTTATCATTAGTGTCCTCAATCAAATTTTTCAGAAATTCATTATTAAATAATGTTGATTCATAATATCTTTGTTCAGGATGTTCACCTGTTAAGTATTTTACAGGAATTAAACCACAATGTGATAATCCCGCATCAATCCAATAATAATAATCATAAGACTTATCCTCATTCCACCACCAATGAAATTTACTATATTGAACTTCAATACATCTGTCAGATTTCTTGGTCATCTCAACATCTTTATATTGATTGATTAAATCTTTAAATTTTGTATTTGCAATATCAAAAACTTCAAATTTTAATTTATCGGATGATATACCATGTGTTTCATAAAAAAATGTAAGTAATGATGGTAATTCTCTGTCTGATGTATAACATAAAAAATCAGCATCAGTCATCTTCAAAAGAGATAATAAACTATATCTATAATGACCTCCTCTACCAATTCGTCCACCATATTCAGTACCGTACAAGTCGCTATATATTGATGTAATAAATTTAACTGACATATGTAAAATCTTTGTGTTGTTTATTTGTTTTTAATTCGTGTGTTAATGTTCCATGCAAATACTCTGAAGGTATTTTACAAGGACTGTATAAATTCCAATTATAAGTTTGAGTGTAAAAATTATTATACTCTCCTTGTGATACATCAGACCAACTACTCATTTGAGGTGCAATTGGAAGTATTGGACTATAACTTTGTTTAATTGGTAATATAAATTGGTATATGTAATCGTCAATTGCGTAGTACCCTAATTTTTCAGGTTTTTCCATTTCAAGAACATTATCATAAATTGATTTATGATATATCATTATATTAGTTGCAAAAATACCTCTTTCATATTCTTTTTTTGGTGGTAAATTTGTTATGTCTAAAAATAATGGTTGTTCTTCACTACGAAGTACTGGTCTATTTAATGTTGGTGCAAGATTAATTATTCCAAATTCAAAATCACCAGATTCAGTATTAATTTTATTAATTAAATCTTTTGAATATGGTAAAAAAGTACAATCATCTTCAATCACCATTACCGAATCGTATCCACGTTCTTTTGCAATTTTAATAATTTGTGTATGAGATAGAGTACAACCTCCATGATTATTTAAATCAACTGCTTTGAACAATTCATATTCCCAACCCATATAATCCATTTCTTTTTGGATATGTTCTAATCGGTCAGGTCGTCTTTCTAAATTAACGACAAATTTAGGTATAGTTGTAATATTCATTAACTAACGTGATTGTGGGTTAATCTACCTGTAATTCTATCACACCATCCTTTTGATTCTGAGTGAGGCCATACAACCCAATAAGAAGGCATCTCATCTGTTTGGAACTCTCTCCATACTTTACAGTATTTGTCAGGGTCTCTCATAAAACCTGCAATTTCGTTTTTGTCAGCATCTTTTCTAAATAAAGTTTCATCTTTATCGTTGTGGAATGCAACAACCCAAAAATCATAATCAGTTTCAGGAACTTGTGAATATCCAATATCAATACAATGTTTAAACATCATACAGAAACTATCCTTCCATTCTTGCTCTGTTTCAAAGTTGTATGGATTTGGTGGGTAATTTTTATCTAAGGTATGTTTGTCGATTGCTCTTTTTGAGAAAAGAATTCCAGCATATTTTTCGTAGTCAGTTAAAGTTCTAACAGGACCAAAACCATAAGGACCGTCATGACCTTCTTGAGTTTCACCATCCATACCAAATAATTTTCTATTTGTTAAGTGAGAGTGACTATTTTTTTGTCCCCAAGTTGTATCATCATCCCATTGTTTTGTTCTACCTTTACGAGTGTATTCGTGATAAACAACAGGAATGTGTGGGTGAAATAAATCGTAACCCCAAGTGTACGCTCTCGCAGCAATTGAAATTTCTTCACCGTGGAAATAATATTCAGGGTTATGTTGAACTTCAGTTGAGAATTGTCCTAATGTAAAACAGAAGTGAGCTGAGTAAAATCTTGAAGTTACAGGTTTTTTCATTTCTCTCCAACCAGGAATTGTTTCAGGTAAAAAGAATACAGCACCTTCAGGAATAAAACGGTCAAACGCCATTCTCCAAGCATCGGTTGCTCTTCCTGCGGGTTCATTTTCGGGGTCAAAAGAAGGAACGTAGCCCGTAAGTAGAGGCTTCTTATACCCGTCCTTCTGTAACCCCTTTATCATTTTGATAAGGATATCGTCCCAATCCTTAACAAATCTCATGTG